AAAAAGAAGTTAAGGAAAATGCTGTTGAAGCTTTCAAAAAAGTTTTAGCCATTCTTCCGGATCAGCTTGATTTTGAAGAAAAGGCTACAAAAGAAAATGCCGATACAGAGTATGCGGAAGCACCGGCCGAAGTGAAGACCGGTTTGACAATAGCAGAGCTTGTTAATAACAAGAATTAAGAATTAAGAATTAAGGATTAAGAATTAAGAATTAAGAATGGAGATATAAAATGGATTTAGGAGTCACATCAACGACCAATAGCCCGGTGGAATTATTTGCGGGTGATTTTCCGAGAGTTTTAATGCCGGTTACAGTTGTGGCAGGCGAAGGAGAGCTTGCAGCAGGAACTGTTCTAGGGCAGGTAACCGCTTCAGGCAAATTTAGAAAATTAGCTGCTAACGCCGACGGCAGCGAAACAGCAAAATATATTCTTGCCGATGCTGTTGACGCCACCGCTGCAGACGTTAACACAACCGCTTACGCAACCGGCGAGTTTAACCGTGCGGCTTTAACCGCAATTACAGACGCGGCAGAGCTTACTCTTGATGCACGCGGAATTTTTGTAAAAGCAATCAGTTAGAAAAACATCACCCATCTATGGGGTGAAAACGATTTTGAAAATTTATTAATTTAAAGGAGTATTCGGAAATGCCGACGATACAGACATTTGGTTACATAAGCTTAGCGGAAAGCGTAAATAAAATAATCCGTCCCAAATCATTTTTAAGAGATATGTTCTTCAAGAGAAGAATGTCTCACCCAACTACAACTGTGCAAGTTGATATTCTAACGGGCGGACAGAAGAAAGCGCCTTTTGTTAAGAGGTTTAACCCTGCTACAGTTGTTGGAAAAACCGGACAGAAGACACACATAGTTGAGCCGCCGAATATTCGGTTAAAAAAATATTTAACGGCTACCGATCTTCTTTTTACAAGAGGCGCGGGAATGCCGATCCATGTGGTCGGGGGATCGAAAGACCCGATAGCAACCGCACGGATGGAACGGATCGGTTTAGAGCAGCAGGATATGTTAGGCATCATTACGCGAACTGAAGAATATATGGCTGCTCAGGCTTTGCAAGGCGGCTTTACAATAACACAGACCGATCTTGAGTTCTCAATCGACTTCTTGATGCCAGCCGCGAACAAACCGACTTTGGCAGGCGGAAACAAATGGGATGCGCCCGATACGGCTACTCCTCTAAAGAATATCCGCACATGGAAAAATGTTGCCAAAAAAGCTTCAGGTAAAATTCCTACCATCGCAGTTATGACAACGGATGTTTGGAATCTGTTCATAGCTTGTAAAGAGGTTAAGGAAGCTTTGGACAACAGAAGAATTGACCTTGGCAAAGTTGAAACCAATAAAGATATTCTTGAAAGCGGCGCCGAACTAAAAGCGCAGATTGAAAATGTTACCTACTACACTTATGATGAATATTACGATGACGGTGCAGGCAACCTTGTTTCAATGATCGCTACAGACAAAGTTCTCCTACTTTCTCCCAATGCAGATACCAGGTTGCATTACGGCGCAATTGAAGACCTTGATGCAGGAGTAAATTTTGTAGGGCAATTGTTCAGTAAAGATTGGATTGAGAAAGACCCATCGCTGTACTGGCTGCTCGTGGAATCTCATCCGCTGCCTGCAGTGCATGAGCCGGAAGCTTTCATTTCCGCAAAAGTAGCATAAAGAACTTTCCTTAGACCGGGAAAGCATAAATACCTCCTTATAGAACTCCTTTCCTCCTTGTCCGGAGGAGAGGAGTTTTAGAAGGGGTTGAAGAGCAAGAGTTTTAAGATTAAGAAAGAAAAATTTAACAGGAGTTACAAGAATGAAAAATTTATTGTTAGTTGTTTTGGCTGTAGTTTGTTTTGTGGCTATGACGGTTAAAGCACAAACAACCGAGTTTGTTGATAAAGGAACAGAAGTTAAAACCGAGCCAACTGCATTTGAATTCAATTTTAATTCGATGATCAGCGGAACCGATTCTCTGCAAACTTACGGATTTTCCCCCATCGGATTATTCCATAAGCCGTTTGAGCTGCAGCGGATCAGTTCGCAAACAAATGATTCCGTAAAGGTTGCAGTGAAACTGCAGGCATACTACAGTTACCTTACAGAATGGTATGATCTGGTTACTGTCGGAACAGATTCCGTCACAACTTTCCGGGCATATGCCGATACATTAGATTATTACCCGGACAGTCTAAGAGTTTCAATTTACGGTATTACGGGAAACGGAGACAGTACTTATTCAAAAGGCTTAATGATTTTTCCTAAATAATTAATAGGAGTTGGTTAAATGAAAAATTTCTTATTCTCATTCCTTGCAACCATCTTCCTGCTGGCTCTTTCATTTGTTAACCCGGTAAAGAACATGGTCGCAGCAGATAATTCGGAATCGGCTGTAGCTGTATCTAACAATGCAGTTGCGGAAGAATACCGATCGGTGCATGATCTTGTCAGATATGAAAATATGCTAAGCGCATGGAGCGTTCGAAGTACAAAGTACAAAGTTCAAAGTACAAAGGCAGAGCAAAGAGTAGATGCTGCAATTGATCGGAATATTCTTCATAACCGAACGAAACTGTATTTAAGTTCTTTGAGATATTGAAATAAATAACCCGTTAGTTAACGGGCTTGAGGGTGGGCTCTCTCCTCAAGAGTGGATATTCAGTGCTGATTATCCGTGACCTCTCGAATAAAGCCCACCTTTTTAAATGTACAATGTACAAGGCACAGTGCTCAATCCGTTAGCTAACGGACTTAGAATTGAGTGTTCAGACGGCGGGGTGAATGTAACTGGTAACATGTAAGGCTCATAACCTTATAATTGAAGGTTCGACTCCTTCCCCCGCAACATAAAAAATAGCAAAAGCCCCGCCTTAAATGGCGGGGCATTAATAGAAGGATTAAATGTACTGCAGCTTAAACGACATAAAAGATGAACTTGATGTTGATACTATCATCCAGTTATTGAATGATGAAGGCAGAGAGCTTGATGATATTGATTTAACAAGCGCTGCCGATGCAATTGTTGTAAGGGCTAATAAAAAAATAGCCGATGCGGACACTGAGATTGACAGCTATTTAAGAGCTCGTTATGAAGTCCCTCTTACATCAGTGCCGGATGATGTTGTAAGATATTCTAAAGAAATATCCATACACAATTTTTACCTCCACCGGCGGCGGCAGCAGATGGATGAAGCAGTAGTTAACCGTTATAAAATGATCGTTAAGGAGCTTGAGCAGGTACAAAAAGGATTTAAGGCTTTGTCTATTGCAGAGATAACCGCAGAGAACGGCATAGGCGAATTTAGAACAAATAAAACATCTTCGGATAAAGTTTTTACTAAGACGGTATTGGATCAATATTAAATGAAAGCAAAAGTTTTAGTATGGGGGTTAAAAGTATCTAAAGAATTCCGTGAGAAGGTTGATAAGATCTCTTCCTTTCTTGGAATTGATGCCAACTGGTTAATGGCTGCTATTGCTTTTGAAACCGCAGAGACATTTTCTCCTTCAGTAAAAAATGCAGCAGGAAGCGGAGCTACTGGTTTAATTCAATTTATGCCAAGAACAGCAAAGCATCTTCTAAGTACGAAAACTCCGGAAGAAGCCATTGAGAAATTAGAAAAAATGACTGCGGAAAAGCAGCTTGATTATGTTAAAAAATATTTTGAGCCGTACAAAAACAAAATCAAAAATTTAGAAGACCTTTACATGGCAATCTTATGGCCGTCTGCAGTAGGTAAACCGCTTTCTTACGTGCTGTTTTCAAAGTTTGATAACACCGGAAACAAAGCTTATGTGCAGAATAAAGGATTAGATTTAAATGGGGATGGCTACATAACTAAAGCTGAAGCTGCCGAAAAGGTCCGCCAAAAATATGAAAAGGGTCTAAAGTATTTATATGTAGATCAAAGCTATTTAGATGAGATCGCGGAAGCTGCCTTGATCAAGGGAACGGAGATCGTGAATAATGAGCTTGCTGAAGCTGAGTTTGTAAATCTTGATCAGCCGGGGCATGAATGAAGAAATTATTAAGCAAAATATTATTCGTTACTTTTGCGGCTATTATAGTTCTACTAACTTTTGTTGGAAGCTGCGGAACGTGTAATGTACCGGCTCCGAAAAAAACCACTTCGGTTACTAAAGAAATAACTGTCGAAACATCAACTGAGAAAAAAGAGGGTTTGGCGGATACTACCGAGCAATTAAAAATCCAGAATGAAAAATTAAAAGTTAAGAAGAATGAGATTACTTCCGATCCGGAGAAATCTTCTTCCACATTTAAGAAGGTTTTTGCAAAGGATAAAGACACTGTAACGGTTACAGTAAAGACTTTTCCTGCTGTTTATGAAGCTGAAATTGAAATTGATTCCAGGAAGATCCAAAGAACAGTTACAAGAGTTGATACGGTATTTAACACTATTAGATCAGTTGAAAAAATAGTGGAAACAACTACCGAAGAAATTGTGGAGCTTCCCAAATGGCTTATAACACTTGGAACGGAAAAAACATTTTACTCCGGGTTTGAACCGGAAAAGTATCTGCAGCTCTCTTACAATCAAAAAGTCTGGTTCGTTTATATAACCGTTAAAGGCGGTGTTAACAACCGATTAAATGCCGGTTTAGAGGGGATTAAAACACATGGCAAAATTGAATTGAGCGTGCCGCTATGGTAACGCTTATTAGATGCCGGGGGATCAGTGGCTAAGGTAGAAGTTGAAATAGCGGATGTAAAAAAATATTTCAAAGAGCAGCTTGAAACCGCAATGGAATCTTTGACCGCCAAAAATAAAGTTGATGTTGATTATCCTTTGACCGTTGAAGATTACAAGTTGAATCATCCTAAAGGAGCTTTGTTGGTTGTTTACAAAGGAGATGAATTTAAGCCGAGCAAGGTTGATAAGTTCCAGGTGCAGGATAGAGATATTCAAATTGGAGTGATCGTAGTTGCCCGGCATAAGATGGATACAATGGCGCCGGAAGAATATATTGACTTTGTACGCAAAGCGATGACCGGCAAGGATCTGTTTGAGGCTTTTCCTTTTGATGCCGAAACAGACAGCGGCTATATAATTGACCGTCCCGATTCAAAAGTTTACCCGGCGGAATCGGAATGGATAAAAGAAGATCAGCAGATATGGTGGTACGGAATAACATTTATAGCTCCGGTTACAAGTGTTGAGCAGGGTGTTTTGAATGACGAAACGTTTCCTTAATAATATTACAAGATTACAAGATTGCAAAATTATGAAGATAGGATTTTTTGAAGAGGCTGAAGGCGTTAAAAGTTCAATGCGATTGAACTGCCATATTTCTTTGTGGGCAGGAATTGCAATTGCTCTTTTCAGCGTGGCGACAAACCAGGTAGACGCAAACACGATCGCTTTATCTACGTTGTTTATTGTAGCGGCATTTGCTCCTAAGGCAATTCAAAAGTTTGCTGAAGTGAAGGATGTTAAAGGGAATGTACAATGATCAGTGCACAATGTACAATGACAAGAGCACGATTAAAAAAAAAGATTATGAATAAAAATTATAGAGGTTTATAAATGGACAGAATCGGAATCAGACAGATATTAGCGGCAGCAATAGGAACAGCACATTTAACAGCGCCCAGTTATATATGTCCCATGGGCTTGGGCGACGAAGCCAAGCTTACGAGAAACGAGAACACACAGCCGGGCAACAATGATGAAGACTTCCCTTTAAACACTAATTACAAGGCTGAATGGAAGAGCTTCCAGATGAGCCTGTTTACCCTGGGTTATTTAATTTACTTTGCAAAAACAAAAGGGGCGGACGTTGAAATAACAACGGAGAAAATTGGCTCCACTTCATACGGCGGCGTATATAAATTTTTCGGCGTTGATAAATTTATGGGCGTCGATTTCGAATGGATGTTGGGAAGCAAAGAACGCTTCTGGAAATTTTCGGGTGAAGTATCTTTACCGCCGAACCTTGATAAAGAGATCGTTCAATCGGCAGTAACAAACACGCCAAGAAATCTGAATGCGCATCCCGGAACCGGATATACACATCGCGGCGTTCAGCACAGTCTGCT